AACATTAGTTCCTCCAACCCGTGTTATTTTGACCGGGCTTGCCACCGGTCTGCGGGTTACGGCCCCCGAAGGGGCTGGCTCACCTCTCCGTTATTACTTTGAACTTGCCGGTCCCGGCGCAGGGATCGCAACCATAATCGCCGCTGTCAGGGCCGGTAGCGCCGTTGAAGTAGCTGGGCGGCGACCAACCGTGTTCCCCGCGGCCTTCGCAGCAGTAGCAGATCAGATGCCAGTCGGAGTATTTGGGGCCGAAGACGGTTGCCTCTTCGCGTAGTTGCCGATGACCCTCCAGGGAAGGGCCTTGACCGTCAGGGCCATATAAGGCGTCTTCGATGGTTATACATTCGCCAGCCGTAACCTTACGGCCATCACTTAATGTTGTTTGCATCATTTAATAATTACCCCAAATCAGCAGAGCGGTTGCCCACGGTCCGAAGGGATCCGCGGCCGTTCGGCCTTTGCGCTCCGTCCCGCCCTACGACGATCGACCCGCTGGGGCCACACTCCACGTAGGTTATCTCTACCCTATAGGTATAGGCATTGGGCACGAAGCCCTGGCAGGAATAGACCCGGACCCGTTTCCCGGGATTCTCCTCCCTCAGTTCAACGAAGACCTTGGCATCGCCACGGCTCAGGCACCGCTTCCTGGCTCGGCCTTCGACGCGCCGCGCCTCTTCCATTATGGATTCCACGGTCGGCTCGATCATGGTTCCTCCAACCCGACAGATTAGCCGGACTTGTGACCGGCTCGCGGGTTAACCCCGCCGAAGCGGGGCCACTCCCCTGGTGTTTATTCCGGGACCGGATAGGATTCCGGGTTACGCCCACCAGCCCGCCAATAAAGAGCTCGGGGGGTCGTCTTGCCGGTCCGCCACATATTCCAGGCCTTGAATATCAGCGCCGTATAGTCGCGGATCGGCAGCTTGCGAATCGCTCCAGCGTCTTCAAGCAAGCGCCTTCGCAGGTGCAGGATCGGATGGGCTTGATGCAGGTCTATGCCGGTGGAGAGTTGGGACAGGAACGCCGCGGCGTCTTCTGCGTCAACTCCGCTGAGGATATAATGAACGATGGCCCACCGGCCCGCTCCTCCTTGGAAGAACCGGCGCATGGAATGTCCGGTCTTCAAACTACCCCGGAGTCCTGGAGCTTCATTCAATAGAGCCAGGGCCTCGGGGATAGTGAGGCCCTTTCCACCCCAGGATATCTTCTGCACCATGCCGGACCTGAGATATTCGGAATAGAAGTTGATGGTACTTGCCAGGCCTCCGCTATCAGCTTCTCCATTTATATAGAGGGCGTCTGCCAGGGTGCGCGTCCTGTTGAGGTCCATGACATAGAGGCCAGCGAGCGGGACGTTACGCACCACGATGAAGGAAAGGGCCAACCCGGTGGCGATCAAAGCCCTCAAGCGGTGCTGCCCATCGATCAGGTTCCCATCGGTATCGAACCGGATGGGTCCGTTCGCTTCAGGTATCCAATCGTCCTCTTTCATAGCCTTGGCCCACCGATCGACCCCTGCTTGGCTGAGGCGTCTATTCTTGGGCATTTGATTCAGATATTCCTGGGCCGTTATTGGGCCAATGGTTTCGACGGTCACGGCAATATCACGCTGTGATGCCATGTCGACTACTCCTCGGTCTACACCTAACCCTTAGATTTAGCTGGGCTTGTGACCAGCCTGCGGGTTAAACGGCCCCGAAGAGCCGTCCACTCCCCTAGCTAGCTTTCGCTAGCCGTTTGATCTCCTCCTTGGAGATGGTCATAATGACCTCGACCTGGTTGTCGCCTAGCCTCCCGTTCTTGATGAACACCTCGTAGTTCTTGGGACCGCAATCCCGGAACCGAAGGCTGCCGTGGTCTATGGCTTGAATAATGTGTTCCATGATATTCCTCGCCCCCAATAATTTTGCCCCGGCCTTGGAACCGGCGACTGGGGGTTTACAGCCCCGAAGGGCTGTCCTCACCTCTTAGTAGATATAGCGTTCATGATGGTGGACGGTTAAACCGTTACCGAGCCCGGTAAAATCAAAGGCGTCACATTCACAAGCCTGTTGCTCACAAGACCAACTAGGATTATTCCCTTGAATACGGCTTGGGCATGTGCATTGTTTGGTTATCTGGAGGTCCGTTCCTTCAAGGAGTTTGTACCCGTCCTTCCGTTCAACGGCTCCTTCCATATAGATCTGCTGGTACTTGTCGGCATACCTTTCACTGGGTATCCAAACCACTTTGACTACCGGCAATTCTTTGGTAAGGTCCGCATCAGGATGGATCTTTCTCTTAGCATGTATCAGCCACTTGGGGTTCTTACGGCTCTTGCGGTTCTTACCCTTCTTAACGGTCGCCGTAGGCAGTTCCATCTTAGTTTGGGTTTCTATGGGGGCGGGCTCTTCACCCGCCTCCTCTGCGTAGAATTTAACCTTCTTCTTCATGCAACCTCTACCGATACGGCAGACGCTATGGGCAGGCATCAGGAAGGTCCGGGTCTTCTCTCCGAAGGTTTCCCGTAATATCTCACCGGTACTCGCGAAGGCCAGATATCCTAGCTTGTAGTTCCGCGTCATGCAGATTGGATTGCTGTTCCGGGCCAGGAATATCCCATCAGGTTTCCGCGCGTCCACGACGGCTATGGCATATCCGCCTTCCAGTTCCGGTAAACGGGTCACCAGGTCGTTGACGGTCAAAGGTTTCTCCGTACTACTATCCCTCAAGAGGGCCATGATGGCAGCCGAGTCGACCTCAGCTACTTTGGTGTAAAGCCTTCCCAATTCCCGGTGGTTGCGGATCATACCGTTATGGACCCCAATGATGGGGTCATCAATGATGGGATGGTTGTTGGAATTTTCCTTCGGGCTGCCGGTCGTGGCTGCCCTGGTATGTCCAATCACCGCCACGGTGTCCGGCCCAATCTTGTCCATCAAGGACAGGAACTGCGCGTCTTCGGTAAGACGGGAAGCCTTCTTAGGGGCCTTATAATAGAAGATGTTTCCAATCCCTTTATTGACCACGAATGCTCCGGCGGCATCCACGCCCCGGACCTGGCAGTTCACTAGCAAACGGGTGAACTCCTCCCGGATAGTTGAGTAGTCTTCCTCAGTCCGGTCTTTTCCCGGCCCAAGGCAGAATCCAGCGATTCCACACATGGGAACCTCCAAACGCCTTTGATTGACACGGCCTTGTCACCGTGCTGGGCGTTTACGGCCCCGCCGAAACGGGGCTGACTCACGCTTATTCCAGGATCTCTCTGTTTGGGTTTGCCGTCCGAGTTATGTAATGGTGGTGGCAGCTTGATTCGATTCTTCCGCTGTTATAAGTGATCAGTACCTCAGCCTTAGCCGAACAAGGAATCGCGTCCTCAACGGTTGGGGTTTCATCGCTACCAAGAAAAGCCTCGCATTGGGTATCTTGTCCAGATAACCATCGAACTGTTAAACCGTCGAACATATTGGGTTTCATGGTTTGCTCCAACCCCTCTTTTATTTGGCCGGACTTGTGACCGGCCTGTGGGGTTACACCCGCCCCGAAGGACGGGCCACTCACCCTTAGTTCCGCGTTGTGGTCCGGCGCCGTCGTTGCCGGTTCTCTTCTTCGATCTCAACGCCTTCCGGGTTTCCTCTTGATGGGCCACCTATTCCCAAACGGACGGCCAAGTTCTGCATGGCTTCGTGGGTTATCTCATCACGGTCTTTCAGCATCTCCGCTTTGAGTTCCTGTTTGAGCAAGTACCAGTCCTTGAGGACTCCGTCCATGTCCTGGTAGGGTTTCAACAGTTTGGCTTTGGTCTGCTTGGAGCGTGCCCGATTCATGATCATCTGGGTGAAGACTATCCAGTTCCAGATCTTGGTTGGATTGAGTGAGCCCTGGTGCTGTCGGAACTCGATGGTTCCATGCCTCAGGTAAGCCGTGAAGTTGACTCCGAAATACCGGCCGCCTCCATTGGCTTCACCGGCGAACGCTCTGGGTTGCATGGGAGTTCTTGGCCCTGCCCCTATCGCTAATTCCCAGTGGCGGTAGTGGTCCATCGGCCTTGCATACATCCCTCCCCGTCGGCTTGGGCTCAGTAGAAGATCGATGATGGGCTGATGGAGTTTGTAGATCTCACCGACATTCGCCATCTGTTTGGCGGTCATGCCGTCCGCGTCGTGGTGGACGTGGAGGCCGGTGCTGATGTTTACGAAGCAGCCTTGTTCCTTTAACACCCTGCAGACCGTTCGGATCTGTTCCCGTGCCTCAAGCCCCCTCATTGGAGGGCTTACCAGTTCGAACCCGTTGGGGACTGAGGCGTCCGTTACCATCTTCCAGTATTCCCGGGTGTGGTGGTTGTATCCCTCAGCGACACATGGGACTCCGGCCTCACTTATAAGAGAGGCTAGTTCATTCATCCGTCCCTGTCCTGGTCGGCGGCCTCTGGTTACGTTGAACTCGATTTCCACTCCGAATCTGTGATCTGAGAATTTCATGGTTTACTCCAAACCCCTTTATTTATTTACTGGCCTTGGCACCAGTTATGGGGTTTACACCCGCCGGAGCGGGTGGCCTCACCGTTATTCGTTGTTGGCTTTGGCGGCTCGCCGTCCGGCGGCGGCTGGGTCTTTGGAGTCTATGGTGTAATGTTTGTTGCAGAGGATGGGACCGTTAGTTAGAACAACGTCGGCGTTGTTGGTGCAGTAACCGGTTGAAGTTTTCGCGCTGCAAAGGTAGGGGATCCGTCCGTGATTGATTGGCGTTGCGTTTTTCATCTTGTCTTACCTCACCGCTTTAATTTTGCTGGGCTTGGCACCAGCTTTGCGGTTTAAGGGGATGTTGCCATCCCCTGCCTCACCTTGTTTCCGTTCACCTTCGTCCTTCCGTCTATCATGACTTCGGGAATCGGCTAGCCCACTTGTTAAGCGCTGGGCTGGTGCTCTTCGGTCGGCTTCGTCAGCCGCCGCGTCGTGGCACCTTGCACTCGTACCGGCCTCGCGACCTCCGGCTCTCTTTCTTATATGTCGGTTGTTTTTGTTGCTGCTTGGGTGGTTCCTATGGAACCATTATAGGTAGGATTGTACAAAATGTACATAGTTTGGAGGCTAAAATGGGACCAATCTGGGAATCGGTACGAAATTGGCCCCTTTTCGGCCCCTTTTCTTTACAAATATTGTTTTTTATCTGTTCCGTGTAAGGCTGCCCGGACGGGTGTATACTGGGCGAAAGGGGGATTTTGATGGTAACGATTGAACAATCTGACACGGCCCATCTGGTCCGGCGGCTTCGGGATATGGGCTTCAGTTATATGGAGATAGGACGGCACCTGGGGGTCCACTGGAGGACGGTCTACCGGTGGGGGCGTAGTGAGAACCATCCGTGGGCTATGGGGCCGGTGAACCAGGCCCTTGCCGGTATGATCCGGATCCAACCTTCAGGACGGCAGCCGCTAGACGGCTAGTCATGGACTACATCGAACGGCGGGTCTTGACGGACCTGGAGCGGACCCGGTGCCAGGAGGTCGCCCTGGAGCGGCACATCCGGAACCAGAAGCGGGGCCTCAAGTCCCACCGGAAGTTCGACGGGCTCTCGGATTACGACATAGACCTGATCGGCTTCACCGGGGAATACGTGGTCCGGCAGCTCCTGGGGCTGGGCGGGTTCGAGCACTTCGACTTTGACGGCCCTGATAAGACCGGGGATATCCGGCTGCCCTGGGGCGAGTGGATCGAGGTCAAGACGACCACCAGGCCGTGGTACCGGTTCCCCATAGAGGAATGGGACTGGGAGTCATTATTCCGGGCCAAGTACGGCGCCCTGGTCTGGCCCGATTTTCCCTCCGGTACTTACGCGGTCGTAGGCTGGTGTACCAGGGAAGAGTTCCGCTTATATAAGAAGTGGCATGATCAGACGACCACGCCCGCCGTACCATCGCCTTGCTGGCTCATGCCCTGGCAGAAGTTCCATCCTTTGAGGGAGATGCGGGAGCGGATCCTGGGGTTCCAACAGCCTTCGTTATTCTAGCGCCGGATTAAGTGGGTGCAACCGGCTGCCGGAGGTAAGGTTAGGTGTTAAGTTAACTGTTAAGCCAACGGATAACGAGTGGAAACGGTCGGCCGGCATCACGGAACCCGTTTCAGACTTAACGACTTAACGCCCCTTATATATAGTTAACTGTTAATAACCTTCCCTCCCCTAAGAACCCCACCCTACCAACACGGTCCGGCCCTGGACGGGCCTTCCCTTGATACCGCTAGCATAGGACAGATATGATAGACCAAGAACCAAGAGGAATACCCTACATGGTCAGTGCACCACGGACGGCTAGTTTTAAGCTGGTCTGGTGGCCGATAGAAGATAGGGGACAAGTCTGCTGGTCACTCCCTAAGGACCGGCCCTATTGCCGGGAAGTCATATTCACCTGCCTGGCTGTCCTGAAGCGACAGGGCTGGGAGGTCCATAACGTCACGCCAGCGGAACCCCTTCCGCCGATGGGCAAAGCCGGAATGAAGCACTTTATGGCTATTTTGAAAGCAGCCATACAGGATACCCTGGGCAACACGGTCTGGGACTTCCAGCCGGGTATCATAGATTGGGAGGGGTCTAATGGCTTTTGACGTACAGATCCGCGACAGGATCAAAGAACTGAAACGTGTCCCGGCCTCCGAGCTCCTGGCGAACCCCAAGAACTGGCGCAGGCATCCCCAACCACAGCAAGAGGCTTTAGCCGGTATCCTTCAGCAGATAGGCTTCGCCGACGCGGTGATCGCCAGGGAAACCGATGACGGCCTGGAGCTTATCGACGGCCATCTGCGCCAGGAGCTCATGGGAGATCAACCCGTGCCAGTCCTGGTCGTCGACGTGACGGCCGAGGAAGCGGATATGATGCTGGCTACCTTGGACCCTCTGGCCGCGATGGCAGGGACGGACTATGACGCCCTGGAGTCCTTATTGATGGCACTCCAGCCAGCCAACGAGGCCGTAGCCGATATGCTCCGGACCATATCCGAAGGGGTGCCGGAACTCCCACCCCTGGGGCCGGAGATAGATGAATCCATAGCAGACGGGATATCCCTCTGCGAATGCCCGGAATGCGGTCACGAACACCACCGGATCGACGCGGCTAAAACTGAGTGAGGGAAAGATGATACAGACTGATAGCAAGCCGACCCTGGTAAGCCTGTTCGCCGGATGCGGCGGGTCGTCCCTTGGGTACAAGTGGGCCGATTATGATATCCGTCTGGCGGTGGAATGGGATGAAGGGGCCGTGGATATCTACCGGAGGAACTTTCCCGGCGCCAACGTCCACCACGGGGATATAACTCAGCTATCAGGCGAGCAAGCCCTGGAGATGGCCGGTGTGGCTCCTGGGGAGCTAGATGTACTTGATGGCTCCCCACCCTGCCAGGGATTCTCTACCGCTGGCCTCCGGGAGTTCGATGATACGCGCAACAGGTTATTCGAGGAATATATAAGACTACTGGACGCCTACCGGCCCAAGGTCTTCATCATGGAGAACGTGACCGGGCTCAAGAAGGGCAAGATGAAACTGACCTTCGCCGAGATGACCAGAGCCATGAAGGCCCAGGGCTACACGGTATCCTGCCGGGAGCTCAACGCCTGGTGGTGGGGGGTGCCGCAGAATAGGCGCCGGTTGATTTGGATCGGCACGCGCGAAGACTTGGGGATCGTGCCATCCCATCCTACGGCTACCTACCGGAAGCCCGTATCCGTCGCCCAGGCCCTTAACCTGGACGGGACCATCCTGAGATACGGGGCAGGCTACCGGAAAGACAAGAACCACTGGGAAACGGACGGCCCTCTGGGGTTAGCTATGGCGACCGGCCGCTTGAAGGTGAAAGAAAGTCTGGCCTCCGGCATGTACCCTGAAAAGGCTAACGATATCAGTGAGCCTTCGCCTCCTCTGGGAACGTGCCGCAATCGGCTATATACTCAAAAGATCACTGGGGTTGAGGAATGGTTCAAGGGACATAATGGCCCGAAGTTTCAATCAGCGGACCAACCAGCGGGAACCTTAGCCGCTATCAGACCCCTTAGAGTCACGAGTTCAGCGGTAGATGTCAACCATTACGGGAAAGATAATGACTGGGTTCCTACCGAGAAACCCGCCAGGACTTTAAGGGTCAGCCAGAAGCCCAGGATCACCGGCTCGTTCGCCTTCCCGGAGAATGAGGACCGGCGAAAGTCCATAGAGGGACCCGTAGCCGCCCTGGCAGCTATCCGGCCTCCGTCCGTCACGGATGGGTCTGAGGTGCGGTACCTCAATATCTGGGAGTCCAAGACCTTGCAAGGCTTCCCGGACTGGTTCGATATACGGGAGAATGAATACAAATACATCGGGAACAGCGTATGCCCGCCGATGGCCGAGGCTGTCGGGTCGCATATCAGGAAACTACTGGGGGTCTGATGCAACACCGTACCGAGTCCAAGACCAGCCCCAGGAGGATCGAAGCGGTCTTCAAGCAGA